TTAAATTCACCTTCTGAATCAATGTAACCTGCACTTGATGCGTTAGTAATTCCGCCACGTCTTGTACCTGCTGGTGCAAACCATGGATAAGAAACTTGATCACTTAGTGCAATCGTTCTAAGTATACCATGTGATGCCGGAACAACTACGTTGTTACCTGCGTTATCACTTGTGAATAAACTTGGATAAAACACACCCATGTATTCATCTCTGGATACTAAACCGTTATCATTATCTTCTACAGCACCATTTACGTTAGTTGCCCAGTTGTTTAATGAAGTTGCATCTGGTGTTAGTCTAAATGGACTGTCACCTACGATAAACGCTGTTAAGCCTCTATCATTGTTTAATGCAATCATTTCACCAATTAGTTCTGGATAACCCGGTGTTGACATTAAGTTAAAGATTCTTGATTCGTTATCTCTAATGTCTTGGTTGCTGTTCATTAATGCTTGTAATGCTTGTACTATAACTTTACGCTGTGCTTTACGTCCGAATGTACCTGCGCCATCTTCTTGGTTAGCACTTTCAGTTACCCATCTATGTGGATAGTAAGCACTCATTGACTCGTCACTGTTTCTACCATTGTCTTCTGCAAGATCAATATAGTTACGTACAAATTTCTTAACATTGAAACCTGAACGTCTTAGATTGAACAGCATCATACCTTTTGGATATAGTGCTGGATCTGGAGCATCTGGATCTAAGTAGTTGCTTGTTAGCAAGTCTTTGATTTCACCTGCTGTGCCACTGTTAGCACCTGCTGTGTTGTAACGTGCATCTGCAAATAGTACGCCGTTGTCTGTTGACTGATCTGAACTATCTCTTAATACAAATTTAAGTGTTTGACCATTGTATTGATAAATTTGTGGATAATTTTCAAGATCTGCTGTGGACACCCAAATGTCACCGTCAACAAGTCCTGAACCATCTGATTGTTTAGTTGGTTCTGTTGCTGAAACAATCGGACCATTTGGATCTGTTGAAGAGTAGTTAACTTGTCCTGAAATATAGTTCTGGTAACCTACCCAAGTAGTACCATTGTGGATCATAATATCTGCTTCGTCAACAACTGAGTTGTACCAAAGTGTACCATCTGCCGCTAAAGCATTTGGTGCATCATCGCCAGCAGTATATGAAAGTACTTGCCAGTTTGATGCCATATATTGTTTTGGATTTGTAGAACCGTCTGTGCCTGGTACATAATATAAGTTTGCTGTACCGTTGTTTGCATCTACATATGGTGTGTAACCTGCAAGTGTTAATCCACCGTCTGTATCAACAATTCTAAACTCACCGCCGTCATTATGTTCAATTACAACTCTGTTTGCACTGTCAACACTTGCAACAATGTTAGTAAATCCTGCACTGTTGATTTGACCTGCAATTTCTTCAGCATCTGCTGAAGCACCTGTTGCTGTAATTGATACTTGAATTGGTGCGTTCAATGTATCTTGATTAGTAATTGATTCAGCAATAGTAAATGTGTATGTACTTGCTGTTACTTGTGTATCAATAATGTCTGATGTAATTTTTGTTCCACCAGTTGCTACACGTTTAAAGATTTTAAAATCAAATTCTGCTTGAGCATCTTCTGACACATTTGATTGTGCGTAGTAAGTGTCTACAGAAAGATTTGCGCCACCGCCTGTTGCATCAAGTGCTTTAAGAGCCTTCATGTTGTTAGCATAAATTGGAACATTTTTATTTTCCCAAAGTGCTGTATCGCCATTAAACTCTTTAACGTAAAGTTTTGCACCTAAGTTTGCATCAGTAGTTTTAAACCAAATAGAACCAGTTGGTGCTGGCTCAGTGTCTCTTGATTTAATCTCTGGAATTGAAGTGTGTGGTCCAACGCTTAATTTTGGTGCGTTGTAAGTTTTAGCACTAAAGCCTAATTCTGCCATTAAGCCTGTTCCTTCTGCAACAACAAGATCTGTACCATCTGTTGAGAATAAGTTTACTCTGCTATCAGTTACTGAAGCACTAAATCCGTTACCTGTTCCTGCTGTATTAATAGCGGCAACAGTTGCGGCAACATCTGCACCAGCAGTAATTGTGCCACTGTTGATTGTAAATGTTAAGCCTTGTGTTACTGAAGCATTTTGTGAGCCTGCCGCTACTGGCCAAGATGCAATCCATGCGTCAGTTCCCACTTTAACCCAAGTACCACTTGAATTTTTGTAAAAGATTTTGTTGATTGTAGTTGTAGCAACAACAACGTAGTCCCCAATTTGTCCAACAGAAGGTTTAGGGTTACCAGTTGCTTGATCGCCAACTAATTTTGTTTTGTCTGTAATTACAGTAGGTGTTTTCATTGTGAATGTCTGTCCGCCAGTTGCTGTTACGGCATTGCCATTCCATTCAAAAATACCAACTCTTGAAATTTGTGTATCAAACCAATAAGTTCCGCTTTCTGGATCTGCACTTGGTGCAGTAGCAGATGCTTGAAGTTGATTAGTGTCAATGTCTGCTCTTACTACCCACGCTCTGTTAGAAACGCCTAAGTATGAGTAAGCAGTTTGTAGACCATATTCATTCAACTCACCGCCGTGTATTGGATTGTTGTTATTGTCTGTATAAAATGATGGATCTCCGAAAGTCTCGGATAAATCTCTTTGTGAAGTTAATAAGAAAGGTACGCCAGCGTTTGCTTTAGTCGTTCCTCTCGCTGTTCCTGTGCCACTTGCATTCGCTTTGTCTTGTGCAGTAGCAACGAAAATCATAGGGGTAGTACCTGGTTCAGCCGGAGTATAAAAACTCTCGTCTATTACGCTGACCGATACACCTGGTGATACTAAGTTTGCCATCTTGTGTTCTCCTGTTGAACTTATTATATGTATTTATACAGAAGTCAGATAATTTAACCAAAATACACGGTGTAAAAGGGCATAAAAAGGTTAGGTAAATAACACTATGCGTCCATTATGCAAATGTGGTAAGCGTCCTGTCGCTATAAACTATAAGAAAGGTAATAAAACTTTCTATAGAAGCCAATGTGATGTTTGTGTAAGGAATAAAGGTAAAAATAGAGGCAATCCAAAATGGTACTTAGCAGGTTACCGTCAAAAAGATCATTGTGAAAAATGTAACTTCAAAGCCTCTTTCAAAGAACAATTAAGAGTATATCATATAGACGGTGATCTTAATAATTGTAGACCTGGTAATTTAAAAACTGTGTGTGCTAACTGTCAGATTGCTATGCAGAGAGTAGGCGCCCGGTGGAAACAAGGCGATCTTGCACCTGATTTCTAAGTTGCTCAAGTGTTCCGTTGTTTTCTATAGTTTGTGTAAATTTAGTATGAGCCCATGCCCATTCTGAAGGGTGTACATCCTTTGGTTCAACACCTACATCTTGATATATTCTAAACCATACAGGATCTTGTCCCCGTTTTACTCTCCAAACTTCGCCATTAATTTCGTATAACATTTTTGCTTCGTTAGGAAAACGTGTATCAGGTAAAACAAAATTAGTATCTGGATTATTAAGGATATGCTGTTTTGTTAGACTTACCCAAATACCATCATAAAACCCGTTACGCATACACTCTGTGCCAAACTCTTGTAATACAAGTCTTGGAGTAATAGATCTACCAGTTTCTGCTGTCCAATACGGATCTTCTGTTTCGCGCCATGCTCTTGATTCGTCAGTTTTACCGTCAAGTAGTTCTCTATCCCAATTAAACATAACACTTACAGCATCTTTTAATTTATCTGCAAATGATATTTTTACAAAATTGTGATTGTCAATTAGATATTGAGCGACAGTATCTTTACCTGAACCAATTAAACCGCATATACCAATAATCATCTATATCTCCTAAGTAGAAGTATATAGTATATGATATTTGTTTTAGATTGTCAAGTGATTTTTAGCCAATTGTGAAGCCGTATCCGGCACCGCCAGCAACTTGAGTTTTTAGGTCTTCCTCAAGTTTTTCCATTTCACCTTGTGCTTCTGCTTTGAGTGCATCACCGTTTAGTGTTGATCCACCCTGTGGTCCAGCAATAGTAGCAAACTTTGAACGTGCTTCACCAAGCATATATTTGCACTTGGCAAGTGTATAATCTTTGATCCACTGTTTTGCAAGATAATCTGTGAATAGTTCTGAATCTGGTCTGTAATTGTATACGTACAACAGTAAATTTTCTTCTGCTCTTGGTCTTTGTAAGATCGTAAGTTTTTTTGTTGTAGTATTCCATTTGAATTCAATAAACGACCCAAACATACGTCCCACAAGTTCTTGATAACTTGCAAACAAATTGTAAGTTGCAAGTCCGCCCATATTTGAACTTGAAAGCAAATATGTATTTGTATAGGCTAAGTTGAATGGTTCAAACAATGTACCGCCATCGCCGCCGCCTGTTCTTGAACCAATTGATCTACGGAAAATTTGGCGTACTTCAACAATATTAGGATCTAAAATATAATCATTCTGATCAATTACTGTTTCTAAAAATACGTAACTTTCTTCTACTGAATTATCAGATCTTTGTCTGAATTTGTCCATAGAACTTCGTAATGCTATTTCATAATGCTTAGGATCTAACTCGACGTCAACCATGCCTCCGCCAAGCATAGCATCTACGTAATCAAATATTTCTTGTTTTTGTGTTTGTAATGTAGCCATAAATTAACGTCTCCATATGTATTTATACAAACGCTAAATACAAGTACTATGCCGAGAATTAGTTTATACAAACCTGAAAAGGGCAAAGACTACGATTTTTTAGACAGAACTATTGCAGAAATGTTTACTGTAGGTGGCACTGATGTCTTTGTACACAAATATTTAGGTCCTAAAAATCCTGATGAAGCAGATGCTACGCCATCTCAGCCTCATTACGATGCTATCAAAGAAACAAATATCCAAGATATGTTGTTTATGGAAAACAGAGATCGCAAGTACGATCCAGATATCTATGTAATGCGTGGTATTTACAATGTACAAGATGTAGACTTTGATATGAGCCAGTTTGGCCTGTTCTTAACTAATGATACGCTGTTTATGACTATTCCAATCAATTACAGTGTTAAAACATTAGGTAGAAAAGTTATGCCAGGTGACGTATTTGAATTACCTCACTTAAAAGACGAAAATGCACTTAATGATTATAATGTAGCATTGAAACGTTTTTATGTTGTAGAAGATGTAAACAGGGCCGCAGAAGGATTTACACAAACTTGGTACCCACATTTATATAGAGTTAAATTAAAACAAATAGTTGACTCTCAAGAGTTTAAAGACATACTTGATTTACCGGCAGAAGAAGGTAGTTCACAATCGTTACGTGATGTGCTTTCTACATATGAAAAAGAAATGCAAATTAATAATGCTGTACTTGCACAAGCAGAGGACGATGCTCCTAAGAGTGGTTATGATACAACTTCATTATACACGTTACAAACAGATGCACAAGGTAAACCAGAACTTGTAACTGCCGACGAAGCAACAATTGATGCAAGTGTTAATGCAGGAAACTTAGATGCAAGTAGAGTAAACCAAACACCAGATAGAGAAGGATATTCAGGATATCTTATCGGTGACGGTATTCCACCCAATGGAGAAGAATTTGGGTTTGG